ATCTATTGTGTGTAATGCATCTAACTTGTCTAAAAATTGTTCTTTACTATTGAATGCGTACTTTGCGATATTTAATTTCATAATTTTATTTTTTATATTGTTGTTAATTTCACTAATTCTGAATCTGTTAAAGCTGTGTTGAATACTCTTGAATCTTTCAAACCAAAATAGCCAACTCCACCTAAACCATCATTATTTCCTAATATAGATAATGGATTGCTAAAAGAAAAGGTAGTAGCAGATGAAGATACTTCAACGCCATTTATCCATAAAGAACTGTCTCCACTTTTATATTTAAACGCTATTTTTATAAATCCACTATATGAATTTACGATTGATTGGTTTATAGTTGTTACACCGTTAGCTCTTAAATAGAAAATAATACTTTGAGATGTATTAAATCTTATAGCTATTAAATCCGAACCATTATTCAATGAACTCTGTAAATTCCAACCTCTTGTAGTAGTATTTGGAAATTTATTTTCAATCTCTGCATAGAAAACACCTTCTGAACTATTAATAATACCATCGGGTACTGTTTGACTTGCAGTTTCAGATAACCTTGAAATTTGGCTTCCCTTAGTTGGTATGTAACTTGTAGCGTAAGACTTTTGTTCTAATTGTGCGCCGAATATGTAGATACCTGAAGTTCCATCGCCTGTGTAACCATCAGACGTTCCGCTATCTGCTAAATAAATACGAACTTGTGCATTTGTTAATGTTGATGAATAAGTAAAAGAAACCCTTTTAAAATCATTCCCTAAATCAACTATTTTTTGAGAAGCATTTACCAAATTGGTATTTCCAATACTATTGTCTAATAAATTAAAAAAGACATATGCGTTCGTTGCAAAATCTCTAACTTTTACCCATTCTCTACTTCCATCGTATTTTAAAATAACACTTATAGTTATAGAACCACTCGCAACAACTGACAAATTTTGCGAATCAATTCTATGATTAGCTGCTACACTCGTATCTTCAACCAACTTAAACGCACCTAAAGGAGAATCTATACTTGGTGCAGAAAAACCTGAAACTTCTTTTACTGAGACGTTGTCGATTATAGTAGTTGAATTATTGTCTCCTAAAAACCTTATATTTTCGTAAGCACCTGATGCGGTATAATACAATGTCTTAGTACCTATTGTTGTGTAACTTGTTTCTAAACCATCTCCCGTTTTTGCACTAAAGTTTGTACCTGTCGAATCTGTACTATTTATATCAAAAGTTAAAACATACATTGAACCTATTGTATGTGTTACTGCTTGATAATATCCATCCGCATTCACATTTCCAATAATAGTACAAACTCCTGATGAAATAGTTGAATTTGAACCAACTTTAGTCCAATCTGTATCTGAACTGAAATTTCCATTTGTTACCTTTTCCGTTCCCGCAGTACTCGCATCTCCTTCAATGGTAGCACCACTTTTAGTCCAATAACTGTTACCGAACGATTCAGACTGTGTTATTAAATTTGTAGAAGATGGTTCAAGTAAAAGACTTGGACAACTTCCATCCTCATAATCTAAACGAGGTACATTATTACCTACATTTTCAATTAAATTATTTTTATTTATTCTTGTTGCAGTTGATGCTCTCGCAAAGGTTAAATCTCCACTACCATCTGTCGGAAGTACACTATAAACCTTACCCGCTTTGTACCCCGAAGGGATTAGCGATATACTTGGAATTGTTGCCATATTATATATTTATTTTATTGTTTTTCATATTAGTTTTATTAAAGTGTTACGCATTCAAGAGATTCTACAACACCACCGTCATCTGTCACTCTAAAGGCATATTTCCAATTATACTTAGACCAAGTAGACTTTAAACATTCTGTTGCTTCTACTACACCTCCATCTGCTTCAACTCTTTCGATATATCTCAATTCTAAAAGAGATAAAGTCTGTGCTAAATCAAGGTAAGACTTACCCCAATTTATTGTATTTGTAGTAACACCAACTCCCCAAGAAGTATTGTTGTATATTTTCCCCCAATTAATAATGTTTGCCATCTTATTTTTTAGTTTTTACCTTGCTTAAATACGTCTGTAAAAGACTTATATTTTCTTCTTTTGGTTTGTATGTCGCCATTAAAATACCCAATTTGTAGGATTAACATCTTTATCAGGGTCAATATCAGAACCACTATTGTTCAAATATTCAGGAAACTTTGCACTATTAAAGCAAATATAATCCACAAATCTTCTTGTATAGTATTCTGAAAAATCCCTTTGCTTTTGTATTAAAAATTCTATTTCACTTTTACTTACTGATTCAGAACTTTCTGAACTGTGTTTAAATACACCTCCGTTTTTAATCTGAAAAGAAGCGAATGGTAAATATTCAACCATTGCAAAATGTATAAGCATAGGTTGAATGTAATCTTTTACTAAAGATAAGTAATCCCCTGTTAAAGTATCTGCTACAATATCAGCAGAAATTTTATCATATAATTTACTCCCTAAGTAGTTAGTAATGTGAATTTCTTGTGCTATCTTAATAAATTGTATAAACTTATCAGTATCAACATTACCGTCAATGATAGTGTTTTTTACTAAGTCTGTTCTACTTATAAATAATGCAGTTGCCATATATCTTAACCTTTATAATTTGGATGATGTCCGTTATTTGCCATATCTTTTGGTGCAATTTTGGCTTCTTTATACTCTTTTCCTTTTGGTGTATAACTTGAAGGAATATCATTTACTTCTTTACCCTTTGAAATATACTTTTCAGTTTTAGATTTTAATCTGTAAAGGTTTTCATTAAAGAAATGACCACAATTAACCCCTCCCTTGAATCTAAAAAGTGAATAATTCTGTCCTTTATGCCCAAATGATTTATTTACACCGCTAAAACTTGCTTCTGCAATATCTTCTTTTCTATAAACAACACCCTTTGCAGTTCTTGACATCATATTCTTACAAAACTTTCTTGACTTACCGCTTGAATATTTTTCAGCGTATTCATATCTTATTTTGTAGTAACTTTTATCTAATTTGCTTTCTTTGTTTGGTGCTGATTTTACAAACCCCGCAAGTTTTTGCAATGCGGTTTTCTTTTCTTTTACTAATCTATTTGCCCAAGTTTCAATGTCTTCTGCTTTTTCGTCATATTCTCTCTTTTCTACAAGTTCCCATTCATCGTCTATTGATTCCCCTTCTAAACCATTTTCAATTTCTTCAAATTGTTCGTCAGATAAATCGCCTTTACTCATTTTAACACCTGTTTCTTCCTCTCTTGTTTCAGAATCTTTTACATTATCTAAATCTAAGAATTGTAAAGGTTGTAAGGTCTTAAAATATAGGTTTAAAGCAATACCGTTAAATGCTAATACTTTATCAAAGGCATCTGTTAAAAGGTCTTGGAATGGAGATATAACAACGTTCTGCATTAATACAGAAGCGTTTTCTAATTCTTGTGCATTATTACCAAATCCCGTTGAATCCTTAATACCTAAAAGCATTGGCGAAACAATACGGTGTGAAATCATTATCTTCTTCTGTGATTCATCAGAAAGAAATTGATATTGGTTATGTGCATCTGATAATTGAACGGGTGTAATATCTGCTTGTGCTTCTTTTGAATCGTTAAAACTCAAAATGAAATTACCACTATTAGAACTACCCGAATATTTTTGCTTTATTTTATTTTCTATTAAAGTTTGCTTTTCTTCATCAGGAATACCATTGTTGAAATTAATTAACATCGACGGTGCAAGACCGTTTTTGATGTTGTTTAAATGAAAATTAGAAACCTCTGCTTCTATTTCTGAATACTGAATACCCGAAACATAATCAGGAGTACTATAATAGTACATACCCGCTTCATAAGGCTTTACATAAAGTATTTCAATTGGTTTTGGTGTATCTGAAACCCCAAAAGATGGCAATCTCGTAGGCTTGTCGCTTGGCTTTGCATTTGCCCAATCGGGATGATAGTAATACGCTTGTATCTCTTTATCTTCTGAACCAACTTTTTCTGCTCTTAATGTTTCAATTGGCAAGTGTTCTACTTTTTCAATAGTCTTTTTATCTTTTGAATAAATTACCTGTATTGCACATTGCCCCGCCAATTTTAAATCGTATGATAATCTCCTAACAACATCTTTTTTAAATAAAGAAATCATTCTTGCGTAAGATTCAGGTTTTCTTGAACTGTCCGTTGCATCTAAACCTCTACCGTATATCATTTGAGAAACACCAATAATACAAGCACCTGATGTTGCACTTCCATTAGCCTTGTCAATTAAGAATTGAAAAAAGTTATTATCTGCACCAAATTCAACCCATTCTTTATTCTTAGATTCAACTATTTGCGGAGATGTATATGTACTTAAATTAACAAAACTAATTTTAGATTCGTTCTGTGTTTTAGCCACCGTTGGCTTTCTGTATTTATTTATGTGTTTACTCATAATATTATAAAATCGTTATTACCATTCTGCTCTTTATACACATCTTTATTAACTGTGTAATGTTCGTTATTAGATTGGTTTGTTGATTGGTCTGTACAAAATATTTTATCTCTGTAAATTATATCTAAATCAGTTACCGCACCTTGACCATTGTATATTTTTAAATCGTAAAAATGTCCTTCTTTTAAATCAAATACATTTTGTAAATTAATATAATTACCCACCTTTGTTGCAGTTGGTAATATTGTTACAGTTTGATTTGTGCTATCATCTCTCAACTTCATTGTAACAGAAACGGAATATACTCTTGGTATAATCTTTAAAGTTTGTGTGTTAGTAGTTGGCAATAAATGTTTCATACTTATATAATACTTTTATCTTAAATTTTTATTTATTTAACATAAAAAAAAGGCACTCAATTAAGAATGCCTTTTTAAATAAACCAATTACTAATTAAATTATGCGTTCGGGTCTATCACTACTGCACTTGTGTTTGCAGTTACAACAGTAGAAACTGTAAAATTAGCGGGTGCTTTTTCTTGACCTTCTAATGTCAAAGTAAATCCGCTTAAATCTCCCATTGCACCACCTGATACAATTGTACCACCTGTTACCTCTGCACCATTCTCTAAACCAACTAAAAAGAAATTACCATTATAGTCTTCAATCGCTACGTGCGGTCTTGTAGTAGATAATAACTTGATTTGTTCTTGTGTTGCTTTATCTAAAAAAGGTAAAGTTAAATTTAATGTTTGTGTATAAAAAGTTGTTCCGTTTTCTCTTGAACTATTTATTGCAGTTTCTAAAGAAGAACTTCCTTTAATGTCGTATTTGTAAAAGTCAGGTGTTCCTCCTATTGCGGTAATTTCTCCCGCTACCTCTGTAATTGCTCCTAAAGTTCCAAAAGAAGCAAAATATACTGCTTTTAAACCCCCTACGGATGTCTTACAGGCTAAACTTCTTCCTGATGATATTAATGTACAAGCCATTGTGTTTTATGTTTTAAGTTATTAAAAAAAGGGTAAGCAGATTAACCACCTACCCTTTAATATTATTTAATTATTAGTGATTAAGAATAGAAAACTACATCTTCTAAAACTCCAATCTGAACTGATGCAGTATAACGTGCGATAAATCTAACATTTTTAGAACCATCTAAGTCTGCCATATCTAAAACCTTTACTTCGTTTGCATCTGATAAAAGACCTGTTCCGAAATATAAGTTAGTTTTTAAAGTAGCAACCATTGTATCATCTGCTAAACCGTTTGCAGAAACAACTTTTACACCATCAAAGAACTGTACATCAATATCTTGATTTGCTCCTTGTCCGTTTACTCCATTTGCTCCAACTCCATTTGCTTGAAAACCACCTAAAGCACGTTTGTACGCTCTAAATACATTTTGTGAAACATACATTAATAAGTCATCATTACCGTATAAAGAAGAAGGAATTGCATCTACAACTTTACCTAATTCATCAATTACGTTTGATGCAGTTACTCCACCCGCTACTTTTGCGATGTCTTGACCTGATGGCAAAGTTGCCGCAGTTAATATTGT